CGAATTTCTTGTCCATGAATTCGTAGAGTTCGGCTCCCTTCGGCACATCTCGGCCGTGTCCTCGCACGTACCATTGCTTGAACGTTTCGTACAACTCGGTCTTCTTAATGCCGCGCCCGCCTTGCTGCATCTTAATCTTATCGCGCGCAAATTCGGACAGATAGTCTTGACCCAGACGGTATTTTTGGCTGCTGGCAGTCACCATGGCGCACGGCTTCACCAATCCATTCGTCTTGAATACGTGCTCCACCAGCATGGACATGAACGTCGGCGCCCAGCGCTTCAGCTTATCGTCCAGCATGCGATCAATCTTGAACTGATACGGGTTATCCACATCACCATCGGGATTCGGGTTGTCGCAAAATTTGGACATGAAATCCACCTTTTGAATGCGGCGCCACGTGCCATCGTCGTTGCTTTTGATTTCAAACATGGTGTTCGTGCACACCACCAGCTTGAACTGCGGCACAAAGGTGACCATGTCCTTGTAGAGCGCGCGCCCCTGCAGCGGATCTCCCGCCGACACCTCCTTCAACACACCCTCGTTGATTTGATCGCCCTTGGAGGGTTCCTGCATGACGGCATATCGGATGCCCATGAGCTGCGCAATTTCGGATGACGTGCCGCCGATCCCGTTTCGCTTGTTTGTGATGAGCGTGATGGGCACGGTGGCCTTGTATTCGCCAAAGCAGCGCGACATGAGTTCGGTCAACTTGGATTTGCCGTTACTGCCCGCACCCACATAAATCTGAAACGTTTGTTCGCGGTTTACGCCGATCAAGCACGACGCCAGATGATCCCACATGTAGTTGCGCAGCTCTTCAATGGGGAACAGCTGGGCCATGAAGTCATTGATTTCATCAATCGTGTTGGCGTGCTTCGCGCGATCCAGCGGTACGTAGTCAATGTTGGTGCACTTACTGATGTTGTCGTCAGGCTGCCCCCGGCGGAAGCGTTTTTCGTTGAAATCCACGACGCCGTTGCTGAAGCACATGAGGTACGCGTTGGTGTCCAGCGTGTCCACGAAGTTTTTATCGTAAAACAACTCGCGGGCCTCTTTCATGATGTTGTTTTTGAACGTCGTGGTTTTCAGCCGCATGCAGATCTCGGTGTACTTTTCAGCGCGCATGCTCTTGTCCTTCCATTCGTCACTGCCGGGGTCCTCTTGGTTCATCATGGCGGTGTTTTCAATCTGTTTCGTGTGATACATCGTGTAGATGTCCTTTGAAATCATGAGGCGCAGCGCATTGCCCGAGTCGCATTCCTCCCACCGGGTTCCGTTGAATGAATACCAGGCGTTGTTCTTGATGCTCACGCACACGAATTTGTCTTTGGCGTAGTTGTATACCACGTGCGCCAAATCCACGTCGGTGGCTTCCTTTGTCTTCAGGGTTTCTTCCATGTAGTACTCATTGGTTTTGCGGCGAATGTCGTCGTAGGCTTCGCGCGCATCGGTCTTGGCCCAAAACATGATGGACCGCTTCGTCAAGCACCGGCCATCCGCGGGCGTGTTCATCCCGAACTGTTGCCACTTGTCGTAGAATTCAATGATCATACTGTAAGCGAATTTGGCGGATTTGGCACTGAATGCCATCCATGTGAGAAAGAGATGCGGGCTCGTGTTACGCAGAGCCCACCCGACGCGAATCCATTTGGGTTCGTTGTCATAATACGCCGCAGGCAGGCACATGGTGTAAGCGTGCGTTTCGCGCAGCTCGTATGTCTTAGGCTCCATGGATGTATACATTTGTTCAATGGCCGCGTTCAACTTATCCATGTCGGTAATGTCGGACAGCTGGATAATTTCCACGTGCGGAGGTTGAAATACGACCTTTTTTTCTGCGCCGGAATCACCGGCACTTGCACCGGCACTTGCACCGCCACCACCACCCACGGACGGCTTCACCCGCCTCTGCTTGGGCGCACCAATGGACTGCTTCATTGCAGCATGCTCGGCTTTCACTGCATCTGCAATTTCAAACCCGGCATGATATGCGTACTGTGCAGTAAGTAGTTGGAAATTCACGCGAACGTCAAATATGGACACGCTTCGTTCCTGAAACCCCAGGCTGCAATCTTCGTCCAAATTCATGACGTACCAGTATTTCAATACATAGGCTTGATGTCCCGGTTTTCGCGATCCGTAGAGTTGCCAGTTCGTGTTCCCGCGCACGATGCCTTCATCCAGCACTTCCTCCCACGAATTGGTGAGCGGGAGGTCGCCCCAAATGTTCGGCATTTGAGCAAGCATTCGCTTGCGCAGCATCATTTGAAGCGCGCGATCCATTTTCATGCCGATGAGAATGTGCAACCCGTCTTTGGTAGTGTCTTCCAACAAATTCACGTCGGGTTTCTCAAACACGAAAATGGGAAGCAGTGTACCGGGGGTGAGCACCACCAAGTCCGACAACTGGTCAATGATCATTTCTACCAGATTGGATATGTGCTCCTTTGTATGCTGCCGAGTCTCCACCGACGGAATGTAGCGCTCGTCAATGTCAATCAAGCCGGGACCGTTGTCGGTCAGTTGGCGCTCGGTGAGATACTCTTGACGGCCTTGAATAAACACATGATCCGTATACTTTTTATAGAACTCTCCGATGTCATCCGGTTGAACGGTGAATGCACCGCCAGGAATGCCCAGCTTCTCGCTCCCAATGCGCGTGTGCGTGTGTTGCTCTCCCTTTTTTGAATATCTCTGCTTCATAAACACATCAAATGGCGAAATTGATTTTGATTTCGCTGACATCATGATGGTTGATTTGGTTGGTACTGATATAATCCAATCACATTTTTTTATTTCAATTTTTTGCTTAATGTTCTAAAAATAAGCATCCCGAAAAAACGTCAAAGTTTATTTTGCAATAATAGAATTATCAAAAAAACATACATAAACATAAAGCGGATTATTAACTCTATATATTTTAGACGGTTACAATCATGCAACCTACGGCCGGGCAAGTGTTTGTGAGCAAGGACACCACCATACGGCTATTGAAAGACGTGCGCGAAGTAATGACGTGCGCCGAAACGGGGATATATTACAAACACAGCGAAACCGACATGTTGTGCGGGTATGCGCTGATTGTGGGTCCACCGGATTCGCTGTATCACGGCGGTTATTACTATTTCAAATTCAAATTCCCGCCGGATTATCCGCATTCCCCTCCGGTGGTTGAATTTCTGACCAATGACGGGGAAACGCGCATGCACCCGAATATGTACAAAAACCGGAAGGTCTGCGTCAGTATTTTGAACACGTGGCGCGGAGAGCAGTGGAGCGGGTGTCAGACCATCAAGTCCGTGCTGCTCACTCTCATGTCGTTATTGGACAGCAAACCCTTGTTGAACGAGCCAGGTATCACCGAAAAAAATCCGGATTACGAATCGTACCATCGCATCATTCAGTTCAAAAATTATGAATTTTGCATGCTGCACGTTTTAAAATCGTTGGACGTTTTCAAACAGGTGATTGTCGACATTGAGCATCATGAACAATTTTACGAGCACATGTGCGCCGAATTTCGCAAGCATCATGCGCAGTATTTAGATAAAGTGACCGCACTGGCGAGTCAATATCCGCACGCCGAGTTATTACGAACCACGCACGTCTACCAAATTAATGCGGTTGTGAATTATGCATTACTAACGCGGACGTTTCAAGAATGCCTTCAACGACTGTTATGATTTGATCCAAAAATTGAATTAAACAATATTGTATTAATTCATACAGCAACAACAACAGCAACAGCAACAATTACCCGAAATTATTGACATAATGCACTTCTGTACCGGTTGCAGAAACATGTACTACATTCGGTTGACCCAAGACAATACGATTGTGTATTATTGCCGCAACTGCGGGAATGAAGACAACACCATCACCATTGACAATCTCGTGGTTTCGCAGACGTCTCTTTGCCAAACTGGAGTGAATCAAAGCAACGGTGTAAATAAATACACCAAATTGGATCCCACACTCCCGCGAATCAGCACGATTCAGTGCCCCAATTCGGACTGCCCGTGCAATCGCAACCACAATCCCACACAGTATGCAGATCGGGCGACAATTATGGGAACATCCGAAGAAACCACGACCGATTTGGAAGGTGCTGGTGCTGCGACTGGTGCTGCGACTGGTGCTGCGTCTGACGATGATACCGTTCCTCGCGAAGTCATTTATCTGCGATACGACGAAATTCGTTTAAAGTACGTTTATTTGTGTGCGGTGTGCGATACCATTTGGAACACGGAACACATTTAGAAAAATTAAATATTATGGTATTTTATAAAATGAGTAATCCCCTACATCCAATTCATGATATGTTTGGTTATAATGCATATGATGCTGCTTATAAAGCCGCAGAAAAGGCAGAACTAAATCGGCAACATATCCCTCTTCCAAGTTATCCTCCTCCAAGTTATCCTCCTCCAAGTTATCCTCCTCCAAGTTATCCTCCTCCAAGTTATCCTCCTCCTCCTCCTCATGATATATTTGGTTATGGATTTGTTGCTGCTAATAAAGCCGCAGATAAACTTCCCGAAGGCTGGCGTAAAGCAATAGAGCCAGAAACTGGAAAGCCCGTGTGGGTTCATGACGAAACTGGAAAAATGAGTTATGTACCACCCGTTGGTGGTGCAAAAAATAAAAAAAAACACAGCTGTAGAACAAAACGACGCCGTCATCGTCGCAAGGCTTCTCGTCGCAGCACTGGCAATAAATGATGCAATGAAACATGAAACATGAAACATGAAACAAAAAAATTCATTTTTTTATATTTTGTAAAAAATTGAATAAAGATATCGCGCCATTACATGCATTGATCAAGACATGACAGCAGCTCCGAACGCTTATTCCATCACTGCATTGCAGATTGCAAATCCGGACGAGTTCCGAAAAAATGTTCGCGCCAAAATCGCAGAACGGCTTTGCAGCAAAATGACTCCGGATGCAGCCACAAACGCGGCCCTCAATCTGGAGCGCGGCATCTACAATTTCACACTGCGCGAAGCCGACGAAAAAAACATTGTCAAAAAATGGGACAACGGATATTTTGTGCAAATTTACGCCGACCGTTTGCGTACCGTATGCATCAATCTAAGCAGCCCGCACGTCGTTCAAATGATTTCAAGCAAACAAATCAAGGCACACGAACTGGCGTTCATGACGCATCAGGAAATGAATCCAGAGAAATGGAGCGCGCTCATTAAGGCGAAGCAGCTGCGAGACAAACACAAATATGAAACCAAGGTGGAGGCGTCCACTGACAATTTCACTTGTCCAAATTCCAAGTGCCGTTCCACGAAATGCACGTACTATCAACTGCAAACACGTTCGGCAGACGAACCGATGACCACATTTGTTACGTGCATTGAGTGCGGAAAACGTTGGAAGTGTTAGATTTAATAATCCATTAGAATTAAATAATTTATACAGATACAAAGATACAATATAATTATTTAATGTATTTTTTTTTATATTAGCAATGTTATATTTAGCAATTTTATATTTAGTAATAATATAAAACATATAAAACAGAATGTCTCATTATACACGCCGTCGTGGTCGCAGCAGTCGTAGCAGTCGTAGCAGTCGTAGCAGTCGTAGCAGTCGCAGCAGTCGCAGCAGTCGTAGCAAACATATTCATCGTCGCGGTAAGGGAGGCTCATTATTGATAGGCTTTTAAATTTCATATAATATTTTATGTTATTGGTCGTGTAATGACATAAAAACATATATTTTATGTAGTAAAATCATTCGTTTGTAGATGCAACCCAGTTCAACCACAAATCCAAATCCAAATCCAAATGCGATAAGTGGTGCTATTCATGACGTATATGAAAAAATACATAAAAATGAACATGATCACGATGACACCATAAGAGATCCACATGGCATACTGCAATTATTGAAATCAATGAGAAGTCGGCTTTAGTTTTACAATTTTGTGCACGGTTTTCTCAATTCTTTCGCAAATTGCAGAACCAGAACCAGAACCACCAGACGCCACATACTCACCGCACATTTTTTTAATTTTCACAATTTTCATTCGCAACATATCCAGTTTTGGAATCCATTTGTACAACATGCGAAAACACGCGGATTGGATGCAAACGCAATCACATGTCAGGGCCATTTGCACCGCTCCATGAACCATTTCGTAACTAGACATGTCGCATTCAATGCTTGCCTGCGTCCGAATAAATTTGTCGCATGCGAGTTCATCCAAAGTATCCACATGATTCATGCACTGCAGCTCGTTCAGTAATCCGGCCATTTGATGCTGTATTTTGTTGCAGTGTTCCACAATTTGAGATTCTTGGGCCAACGTCGTGCGTAAAATACGGCGTTGATCAGTTGTCAATCCTACAGAACAAGGCATTGAAGTTCTATGGATTATGGCGCGTTCATGATCCCTTTTCAATTTTTTTTTGTTTTTTTGTTTTTTTTTTGTTTTTTGTTTTTTGTTTTTTGTTTTTTGTTTTTTGGTTGTCAAATCAGTTCCAGATCTGCGAGTCGCCAATACTCGGATTTCCCGCCTGGCAAAGGTCGGCGTATAATGAAGGGCAGCGCCTTTTGTTGCAATTCCAATTGCGCAATCAAATATCCATCAATGATTTTTTTATCAATTGGAATCATTGGTTGAGCCCCTTGATTCAGTTGCTTGGCCCGCTGACCCAAAATACGGGTTTTTTCATATTTGGTAAGAAACGGCATTGTTTTGTGCATGCTGTCCACAATTTCGCCATCGGCATTTCGCACCACGCGCGCGAATGCGTCCACTTCCGCCATGTTCATTTGCATCATTTCATGATGATGTTCCGTGATGTAGTTTTCACGCATTTCGGAATCAAATTTGCGCAAATAATTCATGCCATCGTCGCTGCCTTCATCATCGTCTTCATCTCCATTCAAGTCGTTTGTTTCGCTGTCATCATTCAACTCCATATCATCGTACGACTGCTGCAACGTGGTGATGTCTGCTAACGTGGCCTTCACTTTCACCGCGCGCTTTGTGGGCTTTTTTTTTGCAGACTCCGAATTCGCAAGCGCCGACGCCGCAGTAGCCGTTTTTTTGGCAATCATCGCCGGCGTCTCTTCCATTTCTTCTATTTCATCAAAATCACTCTCGCCGCCGCTGGCATCCGTGTTTGTGTCGGAATCCACAATGGTGGACGCATCATCGGTGTCCGAAGTGTTGTTGGTGGTTTTACTCTCCATGTCTGATTCATCTTCAGACTCGGGCTCGGAAGCAGGCAACGCCATTCCGGTGGCAGCATTCAGACGCGTGTTTTTGCGCACCAACCTAACGTCATCGTCTTCATCGCCATCGCTTTCATTGTCAGAACCCTTAGGGCGGTTAAAAATGTCAAGATGCTGCATCAAATTGCGGACCGTGTGTTGCTATATTATACCCGGATATACTTTTTAATATAATTGTTTCAATTTTTATTTATATCTGCCTCTCCCCCCACCCGTTATTATAGACTATCCATATTAATTAAGCATTTTCTCTCGTTTACGGGTTCGGGATTTGCATTTTTTAACCAGTTTTGCATGAATGTATTGACGACTGGGTTGGTTGCGTTAGCACGACGCTTCGGCGCGCGAAGCTCTTGGTCCAGCGGGTTGGCGCGTTCCCTTTCCACGGTTTGCCAAACGTCGGCCAAAACGGGGATGGCATGTTGAAACCACACCTTGTTTCGCAGGACCAGTACGCAGCTCATCTTTTCCAAGCGCCAGTGAATGGTCTTCATCCACATGTGGGCCTGGTTTCGCTCCATGGCATCGTTGAACCAAGCTTCCGTGTTAGAACCAATCGGTTCGTACTCGTAGTGTGGCCGACCGTCCTTCATGAAATAAATCATGGTGCCGGTCATGAGCGCGGTGCTGGAATCGTGGTCGCCTTCGCCCTCCTCGGAAAACTGCGTCTCTAGAAAGTCGCACTCGTTCAAGTCTGCGGTTTCCATCTGCAGCTGCATTTGAATCCAGTACTCTTTTTTCGGTATGCCCGTGATGTCGCGGTTCACGATGTTTTTAATCTCCAGCATGCGCCCGTAGCGCTGCGATGCGGGGTCCACGTTGATCCCATCCGGCGACGCGCCCAGAAATGCGTGCGTGTCGTGCTTCAGGCACCCGAAATCGGCTACTTTCGTCTTGTACAAGTGCTCGTATATCATGCGCGACACGGGCTCGTACTTTTGCCCCCAGTGCATCGGCGATGCCGTGTTCACGTACTCCTTTTCCTGACCGCACTGCACCAACGGTTTGCACTTCTCGTAAATAAGCTGGTTCCGGCACGCCTGGCTGTCAAACGCCTTCCACGCGTTGCTGGCCGTCAGCAGGTTGTGCCGGAACTCGTACCACTCGGGTGTGCGCTGGTCGGGCTGCGGCTTGGCCCGAATGCGTGCCAGCTTTGCATCAATCAGTAACACGTTGGGCGGCTTCCGTATGAAGGTGCCGTCGCATTCGCGCGGGGGATGCACGTGCCGGAAATACAGCGCCTCGCAGAACTGGCACAGCGCGTCGGCTTCCAGGTCAAAATTAATTGTATCAAACGCCTGCATGCCCTCAAAGTACTCGTGCATGACGCCGCGCACGGTATCGTGGAAGTCGGGGGCGCTGAACGCGAGCGGGTTGGCGCAAATGTAGGCGTCCAAATGCTGCAGCATGTCTTCTATTATAAGCCAAATGTCTTCGGATCCAAATTGATCAAATAGATTAGAGAGATATTCGTTAGGTAAATCAATTTCGGTGGCCCATTCCGCATTAATTGCGCGCAGGGCATCCAATGATTTCGCCCATTCTCCTAGTTGCATATCCATGATGCAATGAAAGTTAAACTATATTAAAGCGACGCATTTATATAGTTATTTTATACTCTTTTTCTAGGTGCGTTTTCGGCGCGCCGTCTTGTTTTTTCTGCCTCCCTTTTGTTTATAAAGGTCGTGAACCATTTCGAATAAACGATCCACCATTTCCCCTTTTTCTTCTTCTTTGCATTGGAAGTACGGGCCGGTTTCTGGGAATGCGGCAACAATCTCGCGAATCACAAACAGAGACGGATTTTTTAGTTCGGAGACGGTTCGCACGTCAATCGGATTACCCTCAAGTTTTAAATTGAGCAGCGACAATGGAAACTGCATTCCCTTAAATGAAGTGATTTTGTTATCGGACAGGTCCAATGAAACCAACCCAGGGGGGGAATACAATGCCGTCTAATGAAGTGATTTGATTACCCTGTAATTGCAGACCAGTCAATTTGGGTGGAAATGCAACACCATCTAGCGTTGCTATTTGATTATGGATGAATTGCATCATTTTTAAATTGGGAGGCAATGATGCATCGTGCAATCTTGCTAACGGATTACCGTATAAATATATGTATGTGGTTTTTTCTGGAAATATTATGCCGTCTAACGATGTAATTCCTAAATTGAGCAACTGAATCATACCATTTTCTGTAATATTTTTGTCTATGTATTCCTGCAATTTTTCACGCGTATCAACTGTTGGTTGAGACATGTTATAATTATTTTGCAGTAATATATGATTATATACTATACTAATTATAATTAATTTGTCATGTATAATCAATGACAGACTCAAACAAGCACGTCGTGTGCATTGCGGGCAAGCGTAATGTCGACAAGCTTAGCGACAAGCTTAGCGACAAGCTTAGCGACAAGCTTTTAAACAACCCGAATAAACATCAAAGAAGTCGCACCATGAAATGGACAATTGATGACGCGTTTTTCAATTATGACAAGCAATTGGAAGTGCTGCGCCGCTTAATTGCAGATGACACTTCATTAGAAGAGAGAAAATTCTTCAAAAAAGAAATAAAGGCCAAGCTGGACGGGTATGCAAGGCAGGACAAAGAAAACGGCATCCCGGATCCCGATTTATCCGCGATTATCTCTCTAGATGCTACCGTTGAATTGTTATTGATAAGTAAGTTGCGGTGCGCTTATTGCCGCGAATGCTGCCAGCTGATATACAAAGACGTGATGGCACCGCGTCAGTGGACGCTGGACCGCGTGGACAATGACCAGGGGCACAATGCAGGCAACGTCGTGCTGGCGTGTTTGGCCTGTAATTTGCAGCGGCGCACCATGGACGCCGAGAGATTCAAGTTCGGAAAACAGTTGCGGATTGTGAAGGGATTCTAGCACAACAAATAAACCAAAATTACCCCTCTTACCACCTGGGGTCCTCGTTACAGAAAACAACAACCTGGTTGTCGTTGATTGACATGCATTTGATGGCACATGTATATGTTTTGGTAGGAAGACGACACATCTCCGTCTTCTCCGGGTCAATGATCACGTCCAGTATAATTTGTCTATCTATAAACGAAGGCAATCGCATACGTCCGTATCTTTTAAATTGAGGGGACCACCAAAATGCTTTTTGGTGGTGGTCCTCCATCATCTGGTCTATTCGCCGGAACGCGTTGGCCGTATTTTCTTCCTCCGTTTGCTTGATGTGGTCTGCGTCTGCACGCGCCGTTGCAACTTCGGCTTGTGCATTCGCGACCTCTTGGGTCGCGTGACTCATATTTTGTTCTGCGACAACATACGCTTTCTGGGCCTTTTCCAATTCCCTTTGCAACGCGTCCAAGTCATCCCTTGCGCATTGCAATGCAGTTGTTGTAGTTGTCATCTGTTTTTCCGCCATGGTCAACCGAGTTATGGCTTGCTTGAATTTGAACGGTGCGCCTGCCATCCTTTAACTATACCGACTACCCCACGCATTTTTTAAGTGATTTTCAGATTGCAATAGTTGCAATAGTAGTTTGCAATCAGCATAAACTGAAATACGAAGTGAACGCTCCTTGTAAAAAGGCAAACACGAGCATGATCACGATAATGCGCACCCAGTCAGTTCGGGATGGATTTGTAAAGTGATACCCGGTGAAGTAATTTACACCATTTACACCATTGTGAAATTTTCCGATGTTGTAATGAATCACGTTTTCAATGACATTTAACACAATGAATACCATAAACGAAAACACGAACACATGAATTGTTTCGGGCTTAAAGTATTTCTTAAATATCAGACCAAACATTGTCCAAACACATGTAATTAAGGCAACATTATAAATTTATAATGCAACTAAAATGCATTAAAATGGATTCGCATTGCACCTTAAATGACGTCACCTTCTGCTTTCTCGTGACCCGCGATTTGTCAAAAGAGCACATTTGGCGCGAGTGGTTGGAAGGATTGAACCGGCTGCAGTTCAAATGCGCAATTGTTGTGCATTGTTCGGACAAGGGGAGCATCCACTCGGAATGGTTGAAACAACATTTGATTCCGGATGAATGCACGCGCAAGACCGCATGGGGATGGGTGTTGAATGCAATGATGTCACTTTACGCGCATGCAATTGACACGTGTCCGGCGGCGTGGTACACCCTGCACTCGGAGACGTGTGTGCCCGTAGTGAGCCCCGCAAGATTCATAGAAATTTTTAAAAGACACAAGCAAAACACATTCGTTGCACATTGCCCTGCTTGGTGGAACCCATTGAAGGTAAATCGCGCAAATTTGCATTTATTGCCGCCGCACCTGCATTTAGCGCATCCCCAATGGTGCATATTTTGCCACGAAGACCTGCATCAAATGATCAACCTGCCCAAAACGGATGAACACCTCAACAATGTGTTGCAAACCGTTACACAAGGGCATGCATCCGAAGAGAGCAGCCATCATGCTGTTCATGATAAACAATTTAAAAAATGTGATAAATCGGCCCACGACATTGGTGGATTGGAAACGAACCCCCAATGGCAATAATCCGCACACGTTCGTTGAATGGACCGACCAAGACGCATCCATTGTTCGCTTCATTCGCCACGAATCCCCAAATGAATTCATGTTCATGCGTAAAATTGCCCCCACGTTCCCGGACCATGTCTTGCGAAACCCCGGTGCCTTTTTTTAAGCCAACGCACTAGAATTTGAATAAGTATTTTAATCGGTTAAAACAATAAAAAAACTTTTTTTTGATTGTTTCACGCGTGTTAGTATTATGTTTAAGAGTTCAAGATAATAATCATAAATCACAATGGATAAACTAAACTTACCTGTTTGTTGTTATTGTCGTTGCATTAGTGCCTTTTTTTAAGCTATACCTGCTGTAAAATCGTAATTCCACACATTTTGTTTGTTACCTTACTTCTTTTTAGCGACGATCTTCTTGGGAGCCGATGCTGCCGCCGCTGCCGCAGCTACAGGTGCTGCAGATGCAGATGCCGAACGTTGCAAAGGAGTAGCACTCTCATCGTCTTCATCCGAATCTTCAACATCTACTTCGTGTGCGGTTGAAGGCACGCAGTCATCGTCGTCGTGAGCAGCAGCGTTCTTGGATGGAGCTGCTGCAATGCGGCGTTGCTCGTCCTCGTCAAGCACAATGTGGCACTTGCCGCGAAGAGATGGTTTGGGTTTCAGGACGGCCTGTGTCAACTTCCATGTCACGCCGAAGCTGCCACCGGCGAACCAGAGACCGCCGCAAGTGATGATGAGTGCAGCGTCAGAACCCTTGACGATGAGATCCTTGGGCGACTTGCCGTCACTGTTGGGAAACAATGCATTGCTGTTGGAATCGTAGATTTCAATGTCCTTCCATTCGCCGTCGTAAAATGGCAGCTTGATTCTCAGTGTGGGATTCTTGGTGCGATCTGGCTCGCCAGTTGTCAGATTCTTGGAATACGACAGCACCGGATTGAAGATGGCGGCGATGACTTCAGCCGACATTGCCTTGCCGAACCATTCCTTGGCATTGGCGATGGCATCCTGCTTGATCTTGTCCTCAAATTGCTGCAGCGCCGCAAAGAATTTGCTCACGCCGGGGGTCTTGTACTCGTCGCCTGGGAATTGGAGCGCCATGCTGTAGGACTGCACCTGGCCGGTCTTCTTGTCCACATTCTCGTTCACACCCCATGTGAGCATGAGGGGCGTCTGAATGTTGAGCGCGGAACCGGATGCAGCATTGAGAATGCTGACACTCTTGCCGCCAGAATTGTTGACTTTAACCTTTGCGTATTTAATATCAGTCGCGGGGTTGAAAGAGGTTCCGGAGATGATTGCTTGTGTGGCCATTGTGTTGTTGTGTGTTGTTGTTGTTGTTGTACTACTAACTACACCTTCCTATGGTCAATCCTTTAAATCAATTTTTTTTTAAATTCACAAAAAATACTTAAAGCCGAACGTGCAATTCATTCATTTTTTTGAATTTTCGGATTTTCGGTATCGGTGAGCAATGACGGCAATTCTTTATGTAAATGTAAACTGGTTGGATGTGTTAGTCCATAAATTTTTTTTGAAATGTAATTCAACGGGACTTTTACTGTATCGTAAACCCCGTTGACAAAGTCAATATGAATTCCCATTTTATCGCAATTTTTAATAACACTTCCATCCAGCTTTTGCAATATTAAATCCAATTTTCTCTCTATTGCATCCATCCGATCTATCAAATTGTTGTAATCATACTGGTCATGTTGTGTTTGTGGTTGCTCTTGTTGCTGTGGTTGCGACATGCTTGATTATTGTATTTATAATTGTGTCAAATATAATAATCATGTCCTTTTTTCGCAAATGCTGATTAACTAAACCAGACCATTTTCCACATGGGATCGGAGCACGGAGACGGCGCACTCCTTATTGGCACCATCGGTTGCAAACCGGGTCTTCTTGGACGAGAGAATTTCCGAGATAATTTGTTCAAGTTGAGCAAACAGGGCGGCATCAGCTTCGCTGACATTTACGGCCTTCTTCAAGGATACAAGAAGCTCGCGTAACTTGGCCACTTCGGCTTTGAGACCGAAATACACGGTTTGCCTTGATGCATATGTGAGCTTCAAATCCTTCAATTTGGAGAGATCTTGAGTGTATGCGACGGAATCCGCGCGAAGCACGTGCTTGTATTTCTCATAATGCGCCAAAAACGCCTGGGCTAGATCGCGCGTGTCGTACACGGTGGCATTACGAGCCCGGGCCAAAATGTCCTGCATAAATGTCTTGTGCTCATCATTCACCAGCTTGGATACATGAACCGACAGTGCGGCAAAGTTGGCGTTGGTGTTGTCAAGGGTTTGCAAGAATTGCGGCTTGATCAAGTCAAGTTTTCGCAGATAGAGCGAATCTGCATTCATTTGGGCATAATGCGCGGCGATGCTTTGGTTCGTCTTAATAATGCTGGCTTGCAGCCCCATCAGAATGTTTTGCTCATCATCCTGCTTCATTATCAAATTGTCCAAATCGGTTTGAGAGAAATTCACATTCTTTTTATTTTGTTCAATTTCTCTCGTTTGGGCATCTTGAGTTTCCTGAATGATGGAAACAATGCGGGTGTTCATGTCGTTCACGTTTTGGATGACGTTCGTTTTTGATGTTGCAAATATTTGAGTCTTGGTGGATTTAATTGATTTGGATTCTGGTGCAACAATGGGTGCAACAACGGGCTTAGGTGCAACAACGGGCTTAGGTGCAACAACGGGCTTAGGTGCAACAACGGGCTTAGGTGCAACAACGGGCTTAGGTGCAACAACGGGCTTGGGAGCAGCCTTAGGTGCAGCCTTGGGCGCAACCAAGTCGCCGCACACTTTGTTCTTCATGGCGGTAAACGTAATTTTCATGGCAGTTTGTGCAAGGGTGCATTTCACGTCATTACATTTGACCTTATTGATGCATGACAAAATTTCTTTATTGCAATTTTTACTGCGATTCAAACCGCAGCACTGGTCGTGTGCTTTACAGCACGCATCCAGTGAATCCCTTGGACTTACACCCCATTGACATGCTGGTCCTTCCGCGCCTTTGAATTTTTGCCCGCCGCAATAATTTGGACCGCAGTAGTTACCATAGACTTTGAACCCTTTTTCTTTAATATTGGTAGCAACGGTCTTTACAACGGGTGCAACGGTCTTTACAACGGGTGCAACGGTCTTGACAACGGGTGCAACGGCTTTGACAACGGGTGCAACGGCCTTGACAACGGGTGCAACGGCCTTCTTGATGGGCGAAATAATCTTTTTCACAACCGATTTAGGCTCCACGGATGCAGCGAAAGGAACATTCGGGCCAGCCTCGCATCCTGCAGCAAAGTAGCAGCGTGAGCCAATTGGCTTCCATGCCAGCTGCCATTTGGAAAGCAGCGAATCGGGTCCATTGTATCCCGCCATTTCCCACTTCTTAGCACCATGATTCACATTCATGATTTCGCCACTGGGAGAAAAGAAGTCGGCTGCATTTTTGGCGCCATCGGCGTTGCCGCAAATGCCACCCATTCGGCCATAATAATTTGTGGGTACGCTCGTTTCAAGCACACCGCAGTATCCACCGGTGATCATGACGCCAAACCCTTCGGGCGTGGACAGTTTCAATCCAACCGCCGAGATCTCTTTAGTGCGCCACTCCACCGTTTGCTTTCCGTAGCGAATGCTGACACCGCCGTATTTAACGGTTTCATCGCGCTTCAAATCCGTCTCCACGCCATTGACGCGAATTTTTTTGAAATTTTCCACAGTAACTTCAATTGAAATTTGTTTGTAACGGACAAGCGCCCCCGTCATACAGGACGGCACACCAACCAGATTGGCTCCGTTCTTACGCATTTTTTCTTGCAGCTCAAACACTCCGTCACGGGACGTGGCGATGGTGTAAATGCCAGGTTCCTGAATGTGAAAGAAGTCGCCGTCATAATTGGTGCAGTGAGGGTCACCCGATGCCACGCAAAACCGTTTGCTGGGGGATGTAACTATATTTTTGGCTGAAAACTCCATGGCAGAAATAGCGCTTTCTTTGGCGATCGCTTCGCTTTTGGTGACGCGCATGTCTTCCAAGCAGCCGCTGTACACGTCGGCATTGTTCTGGATGCCCAGCGAAGTGCAGAAAGCGACAGCGGATGCGCCGTTGGTGGTTTTTATCCAGTCGTTCAACGCGGCGGAAACCGAAGTCGCAGCCTTAGTCGCAGCCTTAGTCGCAGCCTTAGTGGCCGGTTTAGGAGCTGGCGCAGGTGCAGCTTTGGGCTTAGGAGCTGGTGCAGCTTTGGGCTTAGGAGCTGGTGCAGCCTTAGTCACCGTAGGTGCAGCCTTAGTCACCGTAGGTGCAGGCTTGGGCTTAGTCACCGTAGGTGCAGCCTTAGTCACCGTAGGTGCAGCCTTAGTCACCGTAGGTGCAGCCTTGGGCTTAGGAGCTGGTGCAGCCTTAGGCAAAGATCGTAATAAATGGCGCTGATGCGTTTGATTTAGATGATTAACGACAGTTGCGTTGATATCCGATGCATTAACCATAATATCCGTTGTATTATCCCATGTATTGTATTGAATGCTATTTGCAGACAATGCGAACGTGCAAAACAAAAGCAAGCAAGGGACGATTTTCATTTTAAATGAATGTGGGGTTATGAATTGTAATGATATAAAAAGTTTAAATTGTTTTTAAATATGTTATGATTGCTTTGGATCCTAAATCATTTGATTTTGTTGATTCATATGTGAAAAGATATAAAAAAAATATGCATAGTATAATAATACATTACGTCGCACACGCACACTCACATACACACACACACCCATTCTATGTCTGATCAATATTTACCACAATCAGATGAAGTCTTGGCTCCAAAAAAAAAGAAAATTGTTGTAAAAAAACGAGACATTGTGCGCATCCCTGAATGTGTAGAATACGCCGAATTTGTAAAATCCGAATATAAAGTGAACGAATTGAAGGAGATATGCAAGCATTATAGCATTAAATGCAGTGGCACCAAGCCAGAATTGAAGGACCGCATTTATACGCATTTGATTCAATCGCATTTCATCAAGCGAATTCAGCGCGCGATTCGTCGTAGTTATATAAAGAGGCATTCGCGTATGAGCGGGCCTGCATACAGTGACCGGTCGTTGTGCGTGAATGATAGCGATTTTTACAGCATGGAGCTCGTGGGCGACATTCCGCGCAACCAGTTTATCAGCTTCAAAGATCACACTGGTATGATATATGGGTTTGATGTCATGTCGCTTTACACGTATTATGGAACGTATTATGACAACGATAACGGACCTACTACGACGCCACCTGTCAATCCTTATAACCGCATGAAATTTCCGTCCAGTCTAAGCCTTCAAATGTACCGTAAAATCCGGCTCACCGACATCCTGGGGGTGCCCTGCAAAATTAAAGAAGACCCGGAACCGGTGCTTTCTATGGAGGAGCGGGACGACCAAATATTGTTCGCCGCATTTCAACAAATTAACTCGCACGGTCACTACTCGGACTCGGCGTGGTTTAGCGAACTCAACTTTTTGGGAATTATGCGATTCATGCGCGAGCTGAACGACATTTGGACCTACCGAGCGCAACTTATGCCCGAATTAAAAGAACAAATTTGCCCTCCCCACGGCAACCCGTTTGCCCACGCTGATCTGCGAGGCATTCCGCCGCTTCAGCCTGACGTTATTAAGCATCATGGCATTCAAGTTATACACAAATTTGTAACATCGGGCATAAATCGGGAGAGCCAGTCGTTGGGGGCGTATTACGTGCTGTTGGCACTCACCCTCGTGAGCCAGGATGCCCGGACTGCAATGCCGTGGCTGTATGAATCGGTGGTGTACACGATGTCGCCATGATTCCCATGATTCCCATGATTCCCATGATTCCCATGATTCCCATGATTCCCATGATTCCCATGCTTGTTTGAGATGTCACATGCATTGCCTGAATACACATCAGCGTGCAATAAACATTTAATTCGTAAAACGGCTTAAAAAGACATCTATATGTAGGGTATAAACAAATACCATGGCTAAGACAACAAAGACCTCGGCGACCACCGCCTCTGCTTCCTCTGCTTCCTCTGCCGCCGCTGCCCCTGCCGCCGCTGCCCCCGCTCCTGCCCCCGCTAAGGTGGTTAAGGCCAAGGCTGCAAAGCCTGCCAAGGAAACAGTTACTTCCGCCGAAGTTCCTGTTGTTGCTTCTGCTAGCGCCACTGCCACTGAGGCCGTTGCTGCTCCCTCCAGTGAGTCCTTGATCGCTTCCCAGTTTTCCTCCATTTCCGCCAAGTTGCATCAGGTTGTTGCGTTTGCTGCCTCTCTCCGCTCCGAGCTTCGTGCCCTTGAGCGCCATGCCGTGAAGGAATTGCGCACTGCGCAGAAGGCCAGTGCGAAGAAGCGCCGCAAGGTTGGAAACCGCGCCCCCTCCGGCTTTGTAAAGCCCACCCTCATCTCCAAAGAGTTGGCCGAGTTTCTTGGCAAGAGTGACGGTTCCGAGATGGCCAGAACCGAGGTCACTCGCGAGATCAACGCGTACATCCGCACCAATAACTTGCAGGACAAGGAGAACGGTCGCCGCATCAATCCCGATGCCAAGCTCAAGAGCCTTCTTAAATTGAAGAAGGGCGAAGAGCTTACCTACTTCAACCTGCAGCGCTACATGTCCCCTCACTTCGCCGTCAAGGGAAACGCTGAGGTTGCTTCTGCTTGAAAACAAAATGAATAAAAATAAAAATAAAAATAAAAATAAAAATAAAATAAAATAAAATAAAAATCGGCTTATTTTATTTTGCCATGTTTTTTTTCAAATACTTTCATATTCAAACGAATATGAAATTTTCATGCGCCATGACTTCGTGAAGTAATTTATCATTTCGTGTTCGTCGGGCTGGCCTCAATTCTGGGACGTGGTTGATCATGTTTGTTGCGTCAAATATATTGTAGACCGCCATTGTGGTGTCGTAGTCAAAATAGACCCGATGATTGTAATTATTGCAATTATGATGCAGCCACGTGTAGAAATCGGGCGCAAACACGTCGTTATTTTTTTCGGCATCTTGTCTGCATGTTTTGTATTGTTTGAATAGAGTCAGCGCATTCCTAAGATTGTGCCCGTGTACGGGGCCGCAATTGTAATCAGTACCTGAAATGACGCAGATCTGGCGAAATTCGGTCATGGTAATGTCGAGAATGTTCAAAATCTTGCGCATGTCGTACATTGTAGCAGTTTGATCAAATAAATTGAGGTGTCGCAGAACGCGATAACACCCGTGCACAAACAGGTCTGTGTCATCGGACACGCAAGCATATGCCTTGCGTTTTATGACCATTTGCGCGCATAAAGCATCCGCTTCACCTGAAGCCACAATGTATTGAACCCCGAGCGCGCGCATCAACGTTTTGACCCGTTCAAAATCAGCATTGGCGATGCGTATGAAACGACGACGCAGCATTTTGAGCGCATACGCATGTTTCTTATCGTTGTTGTTGTTGTTGTCGTTGTCGTTGTTGTTGTCGTTGTCGTTGGAAATGAGTCGGTTGTATTGCATTTCCGCAATCCGTTTCAACCGCGTACGTTTGTGCAACGTCTTTCGCTTTTCCTCCGGGGGTTTGCCATCAAATATGAAGACAGCCTCTATGTTGTGCATTTGGAATAAGGAGATCATGGAATACATGTTTTCTAACAACGCATCTTCCGCAATGAATCGGTAGATGAAGATGCTGGCGTCTATCACGACCACTTTATCGGCGAGTGCGTTCAACGGTATGGTTTTGATTGCTTCCGGACATTCCTTTCGTACGAATTGATTTAAATTTTTAATGCCCATGGGTATATATGTGTGTGCGTTTTGTGCGTGACATCAATATTCCCGGCCATAATTCAAATCAATTTTTCATTAAAATTTTAATTAAAATTTATCGTTAAAAGGCGTCATGCGCATGGATGACCCCAGTACCGTATCATTCAACTGCACCGCATTAAAGGCGGGGCATTGTTGCTTGCAATAGTACATCAGCTCCATAAAGCTATTAAAATTGGACGGAATGGTGTGAAACTGCAGGATGCCCTTGTTGTTTCGGTGACACCATTCCATGAATTCGGTGGGAGAGTGCAACAATGCGCATGTCAGAATGTAATACGCAAACACGTTCGTGTTTTCACGGTATTTTTTGGCAACAATGGCGCGATTAGAGTTAGTCGGGTTTACGAGCACATCGTGCGGAATGTCCGCGTATCGCAACAGTTTCGCGCATTGATTCTGCGCAAACCGCGCATTTGCGTGCAACCCTTCCATCACGCATTCCATAAACACTTGCAAGTCAATGTTGGTGCGGCTATTGCTATTTTGGCCCTTATTGTAAACGGGTGTTGCATGGTCGTCAACGAAGCAATCAAACACGACGTTCAAAATGCGCGCCCATATTTCGCAATACGTTTCATAAATGCGCACCGGGTGCGAAATGGCATACATTTTTTGAAGCATGTACTGCATTTCCCGGTCCACTCCTTGCGGTATGTCCGATTCAATAAACGATAGGCCCATCGCGTGAAACAGCTCGTGAATGAGCACCTTGAACCACTCCTCCTTTCGGTACACCACAACGTAATTTGTCCGGGTACAGTGGTACGATAACCCGGTGTTGGCGTGCTCGCTGTCAATCACTTCGCCCCTTTTTGTCGGAAAAAGTTTTTTAAATTCCGTCATGTAAATGTAAATGCTGAGCGCGGACGAGCACGTGGGACGGGATGCGTGCATTGATACCAAGTGCATGAGCGCACAAACGCGTCTTGCATGCGCGTCCAACTCGGGATTGTGTTGATTGTGTTGATTGTGTTGATTGTGTTGATTGTGTTGATTATTGAATTCCACAAAATGCAGGAACACCTTGCGGTGACCCACGGGGAAAGTGTACGTAGTAGCCACGCCTGGTTCGTTCAGGATGTGGCGCTGAATTTCATCCGGAAACAAGTCGTTATCCGACGTTTTGCGCATGTCTTCCGGCAGCGGGAGCTGCCTTGGGTTAACCCTTGAGTCAAACGGGGTTGCAATGGGCGTTAGTTGTTGATCATTGCATTCCGTAAACGAGCGCTGCATGTCCGCATACAGCCCGCGAAACACCTTGTGCATGGTTGTATCATTGGACAAATAAAATACCATGAACGAAATCAATACTTAATATAACGATATATTGCGATTTCATTATATTTGGTTTTTTTATATTAATATTTGCCCTGTTTATTTCTTATTTTTCTCTCGTTGCAGCCGGTGCCGGACGCGCATCAATTCGTTGCAAACGATGGGCGGCTTGCCGCGCCTAAACTGCACCAGCTTGGCGTTCCGCGTGTTCAGCAGCATGTCCGCCAAATAAGAGTTCTGGCTGTATTTGGCGTACTGCGCATCCTCGCGCTCCTTTTCTTCGCGCGTGCCGAAGTCCGCATCGGGTTGAACGTCCTTCTGCTTGTCCTGCACCAACGCCACGCTCTTTGACAGGTCCGAATCCGAATCAAGAGAGAATTGCAGATAATGCTTGGGGTTCTCTTTGCGGTACTTGCTGCCCTGCAAGTAGTGCTCCAGCGTGCGCCACTTGTGGTCGCCTAATAAGAACAGCGCCTTTTCGCGGTCGTCACCCGGCGGCTCCCACAAGTTGGACAGCATCTTGCGCCACTGGGGCGTCTCCTTCGCCAACGCAGCAAACTTGGGAATATCCGCCCGCTCAATGGTTTCGCCCGACCCCGTGCCCGGCAGCGGCTTGTCCATGCTCTTGCTGTAAAACTGGAACACAATGGCGTCGTCATACAACGGCGCATGCGCCGGCACCAATGAATGGTCGGCACTGGCCCGGACTGCTTGGTCCTCATCAAGGCCCTTGAGGCCCAGCTCCTCCTCGCGAAACGTGCGGAATTGCGGGATCAGATTGTAGGGCCCCGCGTTGCGCTCCATGCACTTTTCGGTCACCATTACCTTAATGTCGTACGGAACCTCTCGGAACGTCAGCAGCGCCTCGTCCTTGTAGGTGATGAGCTTGTAGTGGCTGCCGGTGTGTTCGGCCATGATGTAGAACTCGGGCTCAAACGTGCCTTGGTCTTCCAGCACGCGGTCGTTTAGCTGGCCGCACTGCAGCACGCCGCCCATTTCCCCCGCGTGGAACCGCTCCGACGAGAGAATGATGAGCTTCACGCGGAGGATGCGCTCCAGGGTGGAAATGGCCCACGTGTCAGCCCAAAACGCGGACGACTTCAGCATCTCTCGGAAATCTTCCAGCGTGTTCACGTTTTTGATGAAGTGGAAATCCTGTAGCAGCTCCTTGGTGAGGGCCAGTTCGGATTTCAAGCGCTTGAACTGTGCGGCGTTGCGGCGCGACTCGGCAATGATTGCTTGCTGCTCTTTGGCCTCCGTGGTGCGCTCCAACCGCTGCTTCAGCTTCGCGTTGGCATCCGACAAAGCGCGCATCTCTGCCGTCGTGCTTGCAATGGACTCCGACGCGGCGGTGTAGTTCAATCTGTAATTTTGAAACACGTCTTCGGTGGCTTCCGCCGCCAACTTGCGCCGGAGTTCGGGCACTTCCACGTACTTACCACGGGTGCGGTACGCGTCGCGAATCACGGCAAACAAGCAGTCGCCGCCACCCTCGTTGTCCGTTATGCCAAAATGGTTGTTCTGCATGTGCGTCTGGATCCATGGCTGGTCGGGCTGCTTCGCGTATTCGGCGTGCTCGGCTTCCGCGGTTTCCTTTGTCTGGGGCGGCAGGGCCAGCGCCTTCATCTTGGAACGCAGCGCGTCGGCCTCGGCGTCTTGTTCTTGTTGTTGTTCTTGTTGTTGTTCTTGTGGTTGTTCTTGTGGTTGTTCTTGTTGTTGTTCTTGTGGTTGTTCTTGTGGTTGTTCTTGTGGTTGTTCTTGCACGAATGCAGCGATTGGCGCCGTCTTGCCGCGACTGTCGGCTTCCAGCATACCGGCTGTGACAAAGGAGTAAATGAGCGGATACGGCAGCTTGTCAATATCCAAGTCGTCCGCATCATCTAACATTTCGCTGGCTTGATCTGCCCGAATTTCAAACACGCCAATTTGTTTCACGACCCGATCGTCCGTGTTGATTAAATACATGGGGTAATAAAGTATGTCTTTTTTGTCGGTTTTACCGCGACCGATTGCAACGCGCACCTCTTTGCCTAAAAGCTCAATTTCATACATGGTGGCATCATAGTCAACGTCGTCGCGTTCAAGTTGCCTGTATTCGCGATAATTGATGTCCGGATCCAGTTTTGAACGGACCATGTATGAGAGATATTCTTGAAAGTTATATAATGCATGCATTAAAAATTTATGTTTATGCAGTTTATTTTACAATTTTACAATTTACAATTCAAGCGCTGTTATTCGGACGACAGCACATGATATAGCACCGCGCAATTGCACTGATTCCGAACACGACCCCGATGATGATAAAAATGACATATGTGATTGGCATTAATTACTTTATAATAATCATGGGTTATTTGTTTCGTTTAAGAAAAGTAAAATTAAAATAAAATACTAAAATAAACAAAACTGCATGTTCAATACAGTAACGCGCAAATACAAAAGAAAATTCAACCTCACTTTGAAACCAAGGTTTCAATCCTTTATTTCTGGAGATGCTAATACTGAATACGGCGGAAATAAAAAAGGAATAGATGTGAAACTGGAAAAAGACGATAAAGGCAACCCAAAAGCGTGGTTAATTGGTGGTGACTTTTTTTGGGATCCGACGTTTGAAGAACTAAAAAAAGGCGCAAAAAATGAACGATACAAAAAGTTCATTGATGTTTTGATGAAAACCTATCCGCGGTTTAATAATTTTACACAACCCAGCATGAGAAAAGGCATATTACTCACGCATGCAATGTTTTGTAAATTGTTCGCGCCCAATTCCATACTAGGCCAGATGTATCCCTACTTGATTGCAAAAATTAAAAAACGAAATTACTGTCCATACTCATACCCATACCCATATACTGTTAAATATAATCATATGAAACCGGTTGCTCCTATGAAACCAGGTATTATGATGAAACCTATGAATCCAATTGCTCCTATGAATCCAGTTCTTAAACCAATTGCTCCTATGAATCCAGTTCTTAAACCAATTGCTCCTATGAATCCAGTTCTTAAACCAATTGCTCCTATGAATCCAGTTCTTAATCCAGTTCTTAAACCAGTTCAACCTATGAAGCCAGGTATTTCAATTGTTCCTATGAATTCAGGTGTTCCTCCTATGAATCCAATTGCTCCTATGAATCCAATTGCTCCTATGAAACCAGGTGTTCCTCCTATGAAACCAGGTGTTCCTCCTATGAAACCAGGTATGAAACCAGGTATGAAACCAGATATTATGAAACCTATGATTGCTCCTATGAATCCAGAACATACCTTTAGGAAACCAATGAATGCGAATTCTTATGATGCTTCCAATGTGAATTTATATCATGATTATCATGATTATGATGCTTTTAATGCGAGGTTATATCATGCGCCTGCACCTGCTTATGCTTATGATGATGATGATGATGATAATGATGATGATGATGACACTGTCGCGGTTGGTTACGATGATAGAGTTGATGAACCGAATGTAAATTATGCGAAAAATATGTACGCCCATGTGAATCCGAATGTAAACCCATTACATCACAAAACACTAGCCGAAAGAGACGCGTACCCTTCTTTTGAAACTACAATACTAATGAATAATGTAACATATCCCATTAAATTTACAATCCAGGAAAACAGGGGTGGAGGAGATTGTCTCTTTCACAGCATTCATGAAACGCTAAACCGAGCAAAACCAGCAGCAATACAAGGTAAATCATCTCACGATATACGGGTTGAAATTGTGAATTTTGTTATGAAAAATTTGGACAAACCTCATAACCAAATGACGAAACAAACGTTTGCAAACGCACTTAAACACGGCGTGAGGGTGAATGGGCACATGCTGCATAAAGACAATTACGAAAAAGCAATGAAAACTTCTGGCACGTACGGAACTGACCTGGAGATTTCGGCGGCATCCCAGTTGTACGGAATAAACATATACGTGGTCAATAAAAATGGCATTTCATTTGATCAACTATATAGCAACGGTTATCCCACTCCGCATAACACATGGTATATATTCAACTATAACAATGTGCACTTCACATCACTCATACCAAATTGATTTTTATATGCATGCAGTATTCATTCAAATGGAGCCGATTCTTGGCGCATGATTTCGCGCTTTACATCCAGCGGCATGTTTCTGATTTGATTCAGCGGATCGTCCACATTCGGATCGTAGTTCGGATCAGCCCGCGATCCACGGTTTGCGAAGAATACGTCCATGACTGATACCAATTTGCTCATGGGTTCATTGCTGAACCATTCTTCCACACAAATGAGGTCTTCTTCAAATGGTTCCACGTTTGGGTCATACCGGTTAATGGACTTGCGCGAGACCCATGAGTTGACGAACCAACGCGTGTATCGGAACGGACGTCCCGAATTCGTGCGGTCCGCGTTACCGGATTCGTCGCGGCGGGTGCGATGCACCCAAATGGGGCTTCGGCGTCTCTCGGCGCGTTCGGATTCCAGCCGGAACCGCCAAATGGGGGCCAACGTTTTGTAAAGAGCTTGGCGAAAATACGGGGCACACTCGGTGCAGAACCTGTACCCCATATTAAAATCTTCGGCGCTTTCGGCATGAATGTCGTCGGCCGAGGGTTTCATGTCACCGCACAGGTAGCATTTGCGCTCATAAATGAGGCACATGTACATGGGCGGTGGCAAAATGCCGGCGCCGTACCAGTCAATTTCAGGTTGATCGTACATCCGGGGATCAATTGTGCGATACGGCAACCTGTGATCACCCAGGCGATGCTGCGTGATCAGTTTGGCGGGGTCGCACAAATGCATGGGGGTGTCGGCGTAAGTTGGCACGTTCAGCACCCGAACGACTGTCTCGGGTTCCCCCGGAAGTTGGTTGGTTTCTTTATGTCCGCTGTTTGATTGCATTGTTTTGCGTTGATTTTGCGTTGATTTTGCGTTGATTTTGCGTTGATTTTGCGTTGATTGTATATGTTTTGCCCTTTATAATTTAAGTCGTTTCAATTTTTTTGAATATATGGAAATTCAAAAAAAAACACGTTGATTGCATTGATTAAACTTTGACCCAACTCGCGGGAAACAAGTCTTGCGTGTCGTGATTTTGCAACGCGGGACCGAACCACGTGCTCGGGTAGCACACCACCTTGTCCGGGTTCTGGTTGAAGTAAGCCCCCCACCAGCTGAACGTGCTGTTTGCAATGATGTTATTATCGCACACGCTCATCAGCAGCATCTGCTTCCAGTCTTCAATCATGTCGGGCACCTTGTGGAACCGGCACCGTGTAAAGGCGGGATCGGCATTTAATTGTTGCATGTGATCCGCAATGACCGCGTTGTCGCGGGCTTCACCGAAAATCAGCACATTAAGGTTGTCAGACCCGCCGTTTAAAACGTGCGTTAGCGCTTGTTTATAATATTCCAGCGACAGAATGGGGTGAAATTCTTGTATGTGCGCGTAATCCCCCATTCGGAAATGCATCGCAACGGACTTTGCCCCTGCCTCTGACGAAAACCAGGGACTCTCTGCAAACATGGCCCGAATGCGGCGTTGTTGTTCCCGCAGCCGGAGTTTCTCGTAAATTCTGTCTTGCACATCGGCGAAATATTTGTCGCTCTGAAAATAGCCGACCAGCTTCAGGGGCGTGACATTCATGGCCTTTTTGCTGGGGAGCTTGTTGTAACGGAATGCGGGCTCTTGGTACACCGGCAGCTGCATGAAGCGCTGCACGTTGGCCTGTGTGGAAAGCACCATCATGGGCTTCAAACTGTGAAGCAACGTGTTCCAATACGTGGCTCGCTTCCCAGTGGCATCCATCGTGGTGTAAAGGAAGTAGCACGCGTCGCCGTTGCGAATGGCTGCCGCAAGCGTGGCAAACACCTGGAACAACTGATTGCCCAGGCCACCGTTGATCAAAACTGTTATCATGTGTGTTTATAGGTATTGTATTTTATTGTATTGTATTGTATTGTATTTATTGTATTGTATTTATTGTATTGTATTTATTGTATGCAAACATGCCAACATGCATTTAAATTAATATTGGTGGCATTCAATTAATGCCGCTTTCGTCGGCTTTTGGTGGGTTCGCGCACGGTCGGCAATCCGTAATCCAGCCATCCCGCCACGGGCACGCCTTGCACGGGGGACAAGCCGTAGCCGTATTTTATTGAAGTCACGTTGTAGCCCAACATTTTCAACAAGGTCAACACTTGGCTGCTCGTGTGTCCCACATAACAAATCAAAAAAATCGGCTTGTCTTTGGGCAATTTGGCCAAGTTTTTTTCGTCTAAAATGTTCAACCAAAAGATGTTTCGCGAGCCCTTAATGTGCATTTTTTTGTATTCTGTTTCACTCCGCAAATCAATCAAGAAATACTCCCTGTTTTTCAGGACGTACTTGTTATAAAAATCCATCGGCGTTATGTAATTCCAATCGTCTTTAATGCTGTGCAAGTATTCTCTCAAACCGGTTGCATCAAAGGACATGGTCTGCAATTATATGTATCGGATATTTTTTATTTCATTGTATTTGCGTGTAGCACGGCAGCGCGTCAATGTCCATGATCTGCGGCTTGCCTTTGATTTGTTTGCGCGGAATGGCGTAGTGCGCAAACATGGGCCGTTGCAGCTGCTCGTGCGGCACGGCGCCGTGCACGGTGCGCGCGATCATTTTATACAATTTGAAGTCGGGGTACCGCTCGTCGCCGTTCTTCTTGTACAGCACGTTGCGCCCCTTGTCGTCTTTCAGCCAGTCCACGACCACGCTGGCCATGCGGCTTTGTTTCAGCGTGGCAGCGTACTCCGCTTCGTCCCGGATGTCCTCCACAAAGTAGTCAAACAGCGAGCACGCCAGGCGGCACAAGTCAAAACTGGGGTTCGGGTCCAGCCGCGGTTTTTTCGGGTTCATGTAGGGCTCGCAGTTGTACTGCGTGGCGGCGTCCCCGGTGCGGTCAAAACTGTCGCTCACCATGGTCTGGCCCCGGTATTTGTAGATGGCGCGCCCGAAATCAATGATTTTCATGATGCGACCGTGCGTAGGAACGCGGTAATACACGCCCTTGTACAAATAGTGCAAGTACTTCTTGTCGGTTTTTACAAACATGATATTGTTCGTGTGCAAGTCGTTGTGCGTGAACGCAAACATGTGCTGGTAAGCAATGAGCGTCATGATGACCTGCATTATGGTGGCGGCCCATTCGGGTTCGGACATCTCGTTCTTGTCCGACATCAAGCTGTCCAGCGTGTTGTCGCATTTTTCCATGATAATGGCTTGCACCGGAAAATTGAAAATGTGGGCGTTGTGCACTTCGTCGTCGCTTCCGTCGCTTCTATCGCTTCCATCGCTTCTATCGCTTCCATCGTCGTCGCATCCGTGGTCGCTTCTATCGCTTTCGCTTCTATCGCTTCCATCGTGGTCGCTTCTATCGCTTCCATCGTGGACGCTTCCGGTTGTCTCGTCATAGTGTTCAAGATTATCATTGGATGATGCAGACGAGCGAGATGAACAGGAATCGCTGTCGTCGTCATTGATTTCCTCCTGCGACGAGAACGGATGTTCTTGTTGTTCTTGTTGTTCTTGTTCCGACTCATCCAATTCCAACGGATCCAACTGGTCCAAATCATCCGCAACCAGCGTTTGGGATGGCGTGCTTATAACTTCAAACACGTCGTTGAAAGTGTTCAACTCCCCCAAATTCAAATCAATGCAATCGGACTCGGATTCGCACAATTTCAGGGGCGGTTTTGGATTATTGGAATAGTGCGACTCAAACACATCGGAATCCACGCGAAACAATTTATTATTGTGTTTTAAAAAGAAATCGCACGTGTTGAAATATTCCAACTCGTCGTACACATTTACCGTGAATTCATCTTGGACGGCTAAATAGGAGCCGTAAAAATCAAGCCCGTGCAAGAACCCGTGCTCGTGCAGCACTTGGCTGGTTAAATACGTGAAAAATGCATCCACATAGGAGGAATTATTCACATCTCGCATTTTGGTTTGATGCATGGAGGTTGGCGCTTCTGTAAAGGATGGCAGCTCCATCAAATCCGTGGATTGCGTGACGTATTTGCCCGACATATACTTGATGGGATCCAATAGCGGCGAATACTTAATGAATGCCAGTATCGTCTCCGACACACAGGGGGCGTCGTTTTCAATCTTTCCAATCACCGTGTTTTTATTCGGGCCAGTTGTAACCGATGTAATATGCCGCCGATGGTTCAATCCGATGGAATTGTGATTGGATTCGGACAACGAAAAGAACCGGCTGTACAGCGGAATGTAGTTTTGCAAACGTTTAAGCCCAGTATTTGCCTTTTCTAAAGATTCAAACAACAACGGATCTTTGCGCTTGCAATACGTGAACTCAAACGGCAACAGCATGACGATGATCCTGCAATGTATGTTTATTCATAACATTAATAATCATTATTTTAAACTAATATCGGCCGTAATTCATTACAATTTATTACAATTCATTACAATTCATTACAATTCATTACAACAATTAATATTAATATTAAACCCTGGATAAAAACATAAAGATTGCACAATAAATCATTAATAATGCCATCATTTTGCAAACATGCTTTAAGGGGGATAAAAAAAGTGCACACACCATCCGCGCCCTCCTACATCAAGACGTTTTTTTACGAAATGAAAAAGACCGTATGCAGCAGTATTCCCATTTTCTCTTTGCCTCCGCCCCCTCTGCCTCAATCCCGCGTGTTTGACACCCTTGATTGCATTTGGTATTACGGAACGCTGTACGTGAGAGAAAATGTGGCTGTTGCGAAGCTACTGGAGCAGCAACCGGAGCAGCAACCGGAGCAGCAACCGCAACCAGAACAACCGGAAATCCAAATCCCAGAATGCCCAGAAGAAGATGACATTGAAAGTGTTTCTAGCGGCATTTCCAGTGGCACCAGCGTTCATCCGCGTAATATTGGGAAACACAACCAGCTTACATATCTAAGGGACGGAATGCAATTGCGGCATTATTTATTTAACGAATTGGATTTGGATTACTGGTATGCCGTCTTTAACGCCCAAACTAATCGCATCATTCGCTTGCCGGATGGGGTGACGTTTGACACGTTACGACAATTTGCGCGCCTGCATTGCAACGAAGTGTTGGGCATGACGCCGGCATTAGGCAATGTATGGACCAATCCAAATTTTCAGTATTTGGCCACAGACGGCAACTGGCATCCGTTGTCCAACCTGAAGAGTGGAACAAACAACTAACCAAATAATAATAAAAACCAATAAAAACCAATAAACCAATAAAAACCACAATAATAAATAAACACAATAATAAATAAACCCAATAATAAAATAATGATATAATGCATCATAGTATTACATCATAACAGGGCATTCATTTTTATAATGCAATTCATCAATCCGTATTTCATCAAACAACACATTACGTCTGTTTCCATTCTGGTATTTTTAGCAGCATTTGCGGCAATTCAAACATTCAAACCCAGGTTCATGTATAATAACGACGGTAGTTTGCGCCAATTCGGTATTGGATTCAGGCGAAAAACAGTGATTCCTGCATGGCTTATTGCAATTATCGTTGCGATTCTCTCATATTTATTGGTGCTATACGCGTCCACCCCACGACTCTACATGTGAATCCATTTATTCCGTCTGGATATAGATTGGCTTGTCCTTGTCCTTGTCATTGTCATTGTCCTTGTTCTTGTCCTCGTCCTCGTCAACGACTTCGCCATTCGCTTCACACGGAGATTTCTCCATGAGGAACACGGCGGTGATGTCGGTCATGAGGTTTAGCGTGAGCAAATAGAACACGAACTTGGCAACGAGTTCTTTCATTCGCACATAATTTATAAACTCAGCCCGATTTTCGGAGGTGTTTTGTCCGGGCTTCAGCTTGTCCTGCAATTCGGTAAAAGCCTTGTTGGCCTGCAATATGTCCGGCTTCGCATCCTCGTTCGTGGTGAGCATGCTAAAAAACCCCCACGGATCGCTGCGAATGTAGTTGATGTATTTGTTAATGCGAGTTGCTGATTGACCGGTTGGAACATTAAGTATCCGGTCCATGAACGACGTAACCCCCATTAATTTTATGAACAAGTAACCAAACGTGTTGCCAAAGGGCTGCAACCACACGTACATGTTTTCTAGCAGCCAAAAAACGGGCACAAACAACAGAACCCATGTCAAAATTGGTCCGCCAAACACCCACCCGAGGTCGGGGCTCACGCATTGTTGGGACATTAGCCACCACATCAAAAAGAAGTTGATGCCCAGTACCACCAATAGATACAACAATTTAATCATTACGTTGTCGTTGTTCGTAATGTAATTGATGTACAAATACATGAGTGACGCCAGGCCATATAATGACAAATTTACGCTTACATCCGGGCTAACTACTGGCGGATTGGCTGACGCCGATGTTGATGTTGATGATGACATGATGTGACAACCCGAAAATTGCTTGATTCAATATGTATAAACATTGTGTATAAATTAATTTGAAATTTTAATGGCATAATGTATCACCCATACCAGATGTATGCAAATAATTATGCAAATCACGCAAGCCCGGCCCTCATAGAACCCGGTGTCAAATACTTTTTCGGCGGCGTTTTGAAACAGTGCAACCGGTTGCGCGAGGAATACCATAACACGATGTTCAATGTTTGCATGTTCGGATTTTTTTTATTAATATTAGGAGCGCTGCTGTATTACAAGCGCACTAGCAAGCCCACGCCCGAACAACAGGTGGCAATTCGTCGCAAACAGCAGGAATACATTCTCTCCAAATTGCGACTGGTGAATGCGGCAAACCACGCAGCCTCGCGGGCCAACTTTATAACAGGGCTTCCTAAATGGGAGGTGCCGGAAGTGGAGCTGATCAAACAGCGCAAAATATTTCTATGAAAAATGAAAACGTGCATAAAATTACGTCGGATGCGTTCAGGAAATAATGTGTGTAACATATAAATTGTTGTTTGTTGTTTGTTGTTTGTTGTTTGTTAGCAAGGCATGGACCCCCCGGTAACAAACGTGAGCAAAGCCGATTACGTGGATGCGCTCAATGAATACTACGGGTACAAGCACCGGTACGATAGTAAGTTTGAAGAGGAAAAGAACGCCGTGAAACATTCGGACACGCTCACCCTTCAGCAAAAACGGGCCAAAATCATGCGCATTAAGCGCAACCGAAAGTGCGTGGCGTGCGGCCAAAGCGGCGGAACCCATTTCACGAACGAGGACGGCGTGCTGCGGGCGCAGTGCGGCAACCGATCGCAGCCGTGTTCGCTGCGCATTGAGATTATGAAGGGCAAGTTCATGAGCTTGGAAGCGCTGGCGAATGAGTCTCTGCGCACGGCGGACGTGTTGAAGGACCAGATCATTAAGACCAAACTGGATTTGCTGTTCAACTACACCACGGAGGAGGAGGCGCTGCGCCAGTTTGAAAAGGATCGCGCGGCGCTGGACCAAGCGCTGGGACTGTACGGCGGGTTCCGGCAAAAGTATTTGGATGTGGTGCGCAACGCGGAGCGGCGCGAAGAGGTGGATGCGCTGACTGCCGACTTTTATGCGGCGGTGCAAGAGTTTAAGAACATTTTGCAAATGGGGACGGACCCGTCCTTCGTGCGGGATGCAGTGGCGCATTACGCGGGCAAAATTGAGCCGCTGAATCGTGCGCTCATGGAGAAACGGTACGTTTACAATGCCGTGGAACGGGACCCCGGGTTAGATGGCGACGCGCTGCGTTTGGTGCAGAAACCGTACACTTTAGAGCAGCTGGAGTTTGAGATTGACGTGCCGAGCATCACGGTGGAGGCGCGGAACCGGCAGCTGCGCGAACGGCTGGCGCGCAAGCGCAAGGAGCAGCTTGCCGCGTACATTTGGAACTGGACCAAGGACCAAGAGCGACTCACGGGCGACGTGTACGAAGTGGCGAACCTGGACGACCCCGACACGGGGAAAGACGAGCTCATTGAGTTCATTGTGGAGAACGGCGTACCCGCCACCAAGTACACGTCCAAGACCAGATCCAGAGCCGTCAAGGAGAAATCCAAGTGAAAAAAAATATAATGTGCATTCATTGTATCTGCATCCATTAAGTAATCCATCCATGCCCTACATTTCGTGGCCGGCATTCATTCTCAGTTTCGCACTCGGCGTGTTTTATATCTATATTTCTCTCCCCAAGCAGCGCGTGGTCACTGTGTATCCTACACAGGACAATGCTGATTATTTTAATTTTAGGGATAAAGCCCACAACTGTTTCCGGTTTGAACAAGAGATGAAGGATTGTCCCGCCAATGACGACACGCTCAAAACCATTCCCATGCAAATTTGAATTTAGTTCAAATTGTTTCATTGTTTTTTCCAAAATTCAAAAAAATAAAATATAGTTATAAAACAACTTAAAGATTTAGCATTGGAATAATGCAACTACATGACTTCATTCATTCTTCCACTAGTCGGGTTATTTTTGGAATAATAATGGGTCTGGGTCTTTCCAGTTTATTTAGGAAGACGTGCCACGGTCGCGATTGCATGGTGTTCAAGGCGCCCGACATGGAGGAAACCAAGAAGTTCACGTTTAAATACGACGGCAAGTGTTTCGCGTACAATGTGAACAGCACGAAATGCGATGATTCGCGTGTTAATGTTGTGCTTTGAACACTATCAGTTTTTCGCATCTTATTATACCCATTTCGCTGCATGACATTCCAAGCAGTTGAGGCCATAGCCTGGTTGTCTGTCAACTTGTCAAAGAGTTCAAATCCCACGAGCTACACTGCGAAGAATCAAACCAATATCCCGTATCAATATCGTTCATTAAATTCTTAGGGATAGATACAAATTTCAATTCAATACCTCCTGATGTCAAGCTGGACGTTAAACGCAGCAACACCGGCATGGCGCAGAGGCGAGCGCGCGGGGCTCATAACTCCGAGGTCACAGGATCGAAACCTGTTGCCGGTATCCATTCCAATTCGCCAGCTTTACAGAAGCTGGTCGTCAAGCTGGACGTAAAAGGGAGCACCCAGTATCACCGACATGGCGCAGCGGCAGCGCGCGCGGCTCATAACCGCGAGGACACAGGATCGAAACCTGTTGTCGGTATTCATCACACATCGCATCGGTGCATCAAGGCACTGGAGCATCTTATCACCCTCCCACTTCGGGGAACGTAGTTCCCTGATTGTCAAGCTGGACGTTAAACGCAGCTGGCATTGATGTAACTCAGCGGTAGAGATGGACTGCCGGTCCAAGGTCGTGAGGTCGAAACTCACTGTCAATGCTATTCAATTCGCCAGCTTTACAGAAGCTGGTCGTCATAGCTAAGCGACGTCAAACACAGTATTACGATGCCGGTGTAGCTCAGTGGAAGAGCGCCTAAACCACCGTCTCCTGCCCCCCTTGACCTGTGCAGATCTCGTTGACCTTCACATGTCCGATTGGGAGATGGTTATCCGCTCATAACGGGGAGGACGTAGGATCGAAACCTACCGCCGGCATTCACTTTTTAGTTGTGATTCATTTTTTTTAATCAAAGGAAATGAATGTAAATGAATGTCGTTGCAGTTAATTTAGGAAAATGTTCTTTGCGTTACATCGTGGAAACATGAATCTGTGCAATACATAAAGATGAGCGACACCACCAGCATTGACGATTTGCCCACGGCGTCTGGACAAAATGCCAACACCCAGAATCAGAATATTGTGATTCAGAAGACGGAACCGGGTGCCATGTCGTATTCGCCGAATGTCCCCGATTTAGCGCCTTCGCAGCAACAACAAGGCCCGCCCCTGAACCCGAATCAGCAGCCGAATCAAAAGCTCATGAACGAATTGATCAGCGGCGTGCAGCGAGCCAGCATGACGGGCATGACCGCGCTGCCGTCACGCGACATCCCCCGCGACACGAGCGGCATGATGCAGGATGCGCAAGTGCAGCCCACGTATGTCCCGCAGCCGCAGAGGCACGTGGACTACATTCAGGACCATGAAACCAGTGCCACGCTGGAACGCGTGATGCACCAAAACACGCGTGGGGCCAATCGCGCCGACACCCTGGAAACCTTTTACGAGGAAATTCAGTCGCCGCTCATGCTGGCCATCCTGTATTTTGCGTTTCAATTGCCGGCAGTCAAGCGGTACATGTTCAGGTACCTGCCGTCGGCCTTGTTTAACGCGGACGGAAACGCCAACTTGACGGGACTCATTGCCACGAGCGCCATGTTCGGCCTCGCGTTTTACACTTTGCAAAAAGGCATGACCCGAATGACCGAATTCTGATCCTATTTTTTTTGTAATTTTGTTTTTTTTATAATTATATTACATATCGTATTACATATGAATGGCAAAACTAACGTTACGACGCAGACCTAAAAGTCGTGGTAAAAGTCGTGGTAAAGGTCGTGGTAAAATTCGTGGTAAAAGTCGTGGTAAAAGTCGTGGTAAAATTCGTGGTAAAAGTCGTCGTGGTAAAAGTCGCATACTTGGACATAAACGTAAGAGTCGCATTCAAAGAGGAGGACGTATGCCAACAAAGTTAGAAATTTATACTGCCTTAATGTTAGAGTTGTTGGATGAAGTTTATTTAACATATAAAACACGTTATGAAAACCAATACATCAATTGGGTTTTTGGCACTCCGCTTAATTTTATAAAATGTATTAAAGCACGAATAGTTGCGGAAAACAGTGATAAAATATCACTTGGTCAATTTATCACAACAACAACATCATATAATGATTCGCAGTTTGCGGTAAGTAATTTTAAATTACTTGACCAACAACAAAAATGGATTGGTTTTATCCAAAGTTTACAAAAGACAATAGATAATACATTTGGTAGTAATATAGATATTGCATCAGACGTTTTGGGACGCAACTATGATTTAACAAACCAAAAACATATTACATATTTAAGAAACTATATAAAGAACCTAAAAGAAGGTGACGAACTCGGTAGAAATGCGCTTGATAAAGCACTTGATAGAATGATACAATGGCAAAATGATCAGACAACTGGAAAACCCACACCATCCCATTTTCTAAAAGATATAATTGCACAGGTTGAAGGTGATCACCCAACAGTAGCAGCAAAAATAAATAAACCAACATTAGCCACGAATACACATACACTAAATTTTGGCGAAGTGCTCGCCATAACTACATCATTTGTATCTGACTCAGCTACATTGTATTTGACTAATCCTGATGGAACCAAAATGATAGTAAACTCAGATGTAGATAAATCAGCAGAAGAAAAACAAGGTGGTCTTAAACAGATCCACAAAAAACAATTTACATACACATGCGAACAATTACCAGTTGGTGAATATACATTCCAATTAATAGAACATCCCAATGAACAACATAAATCAGACCCACTAAGAATCAAAGTGGTGTGTGCAGCACCAGCAGAAGCAGGAGCAGCAAGACCAGCAGAAAGAGAAACAACCGCAACAGCAACAGCAAGACCAGCACCAGCAGCAGAAGCAGGAGCAGTAAGACCAGCAGAAATAGAAGCAGCAAGACCAGCAACAGCAACAGCAAGACCAGCAGCAGCAGCAGCAGAAGCAAGACCAGAAGCAGAAGCAGGAGCAGGAGCAGCAGCAACAGCAGCAGAATCAAAACCAGGTTGGTTTACAAGCCTTGCTAATAGGTTTAGAAGTAGTGAAAAATTTAGTAATAAGATAAAAAATAAGATTGATTTACTAACACAAAAATTTAAAATTTTAGAAAAAACAGGTCATTCAACATTTGAATCAAATAATGACAACAGAATAATGTTACAATTGAAGAAAACAATAACCGGCGATATAGATACGTTAGTACATATTAATAATACGCTGAATGGTCTTCTATTGAAATATAATATTCGTTAAATCGTAGAATTCAACGCATTATCTTCTATCATTTGTTATAGTTTGTAAAAATGATACAGCACCTTTTAGCGAATCTTCAAGAGTCAACTGCAACTAACGCAACCAACGCAACCAATGCAACCGTTAGTCATTTAGACACGCCGTTCAAGTTGCCCATGGAGTATTTGCCCAAGGACCTGTTGCACCCGATTGACACAAGCGTGTTGTCTGACTTGGAGCTCATTGAATGCACCAAGCAAGTGAATGCCAGTGCTTATAATAACGCAACCGAGTCCAATAACAAGCCCATGTACGCCCATGTGTTTCAGCCGCAGTCCGCATTTGCCAAGCGCTACCTCGGCATGTGGGCCAAGCAGTTCACAACCAGCGTGCCGCACTTGCAGGACATGCAGCGCTTCATTGCATCGGCGTCCAAGGACAAAGACCCCCAGTTGAATGATTATGATAAAATAGAAGCCCTTTGGACCCGCATCAAGACCGACGCCTCGTTCCGCGACAAGTTCAACTACATTGACTACGCGCCGCTGGACATGCTGAACCGCTCGCCCGCGTTCCTGCAGTTCTACAGCATTTACAACCTCTTCTCCCCCTTGTTATCGTTTTTGATGCCCGTCATCATGCTCATCGTGCCGTTCTTCCTCTTGAAGCTGCAGGGCGTGCCCATCAGCATGCCCACCTATTTCGGCATCATAAAGTTGATGCTGTCGCAGCACGCCGTGGGCAAGCTCATTTTTGACATGAGCTCCGTCGGGTGGGACAAGCGCATTTATATTCTGGTGTCTTTCGTCTTCTACGTGGTGCAAATGTATCAGAACGTGGTGTCGTGCCACCGCTTTTACCGCAACACGTTCCTCGTGCACGATGATCTGGCCGCCATTCGCGCGTATGCCGATGCCACCATTAAGAAGATGCGCCAATTCGCGGACCACGCGCTCGCCGCCGGCGACACGTTTGCCCCCTTTGCCGCCGACCTACAAAGGAACCGGGAGCAGCTGGAGCGCATGGTGGCGGCCTTGGACCGCATTGACCCGCCGGCGATGTCCGTAAAGAAGTGCATGCAAATCGGCTACGTGATGCAGCAGTACTACGCGGTGTTTTCGGATGCGGGCATTGCGGCGTGCATGCAGTACAGCTTCGGGTTCAACGCGTTTGCGGAGCACGTGGCGCATTTCGGCGAGCTGCTTCAAGCCAAGCGCGTTTCAGCGTGCGAGTTCAAGAACAGCAGCAATCCCAAGGACAGCAATGAAACAGACAAGAAGAAGACCGACAAGAAGAAGACCGACAAGAAGAAGACCGACAAGAAGAAGACCGACAAGACAGAAGACGAAGGCCATAGTAAAATTGTGAACGGGTATTACGTTGCGACGGTGGTGTCCGACGGGCTTCAACCCGTTAAGAACACGGTATCGCTGGACAAGCGGCTCGTCATCACGGGTCCGAACGCGTCCGGCAAAACCACGATTCTGAAGATGACCATGCTGAACATCCTGTTTTCGCAGCAGCTGGGGTACGGGTTTTACGAAGCAGGCACGCGCATCTGCCCCTACCACCATTTGCACAGCTACTTGAACATTCCGGACACGTCGGGGCGCGACAGCTTGTTCCAGGCGGAGTCCCGGCGCTGCAAGGAGATTCTGGACAAACTGAGTGGAGGGCAACAAGCGCCCACAGGGTGCGGGGGGCAAAGCCCGGTAAGACACTTCTGCATTTTTGACGAGCTGTATTCGGGTACCAACCCGTACGAAGCCATTGCCAGCGCGTACGGCTACATCATGCACCTCAACAAGAACGACAACGTGGACTTCATGCTCACGACGCATTATATCCAGCTCTGCAAGCTCTTTACTACAGAAAAACACATTTCGGAATTGGACAAACGAGAGAAAATCAAAAATAGTTCAACCGAAACAACCGAAACCAATACAAATAAAATCCAGAATTTGCACATGGATGTGGCCGATCGCGGCGATTATGATTTTAAATACTTATACACACTGCGTCCCGGCATTTCGGGTATCAAAGGCGGCGTCAAGGTGCTCTACGACATGCAGTACCCCGCATCCATCATTGATGCCACGCGCCGCATTTTAAGCACCCTTTAAAAAATGTGAAGGTATCAAACGTTCATTCGTTTGTTCGTTTGTTCGCCCGCATTTTATTTATTATTTGAATGTAAGACATATTAAATAATAGCTTCAAATACTAACTATATTAAACCATTAAACCATTAAATCATTAAACCATTAAATCATAAAGATGACTGTTTCGGGCTCTTGTTCTTCGTTCTCGGTTGCAACCACCGTGTTTGTGAGTTTAGCAATATGTGCGGTCATTTCTTATGGTGTGTTTTATTATTTTAAACAGCGCCTGTCGGTCATTGAGCAGTCGCAAATGGAACAAGCGCGAATTATGCAGGCCCTGATTTCGCGCGGTTTGGCGCAACAAATGCAACAACCAGGACAAGGACAAGGACAGCAACAACAAGGACAGCAACAACAAGGACAGCAACAACAAGGACAGCAACAACAAGGACAGCAACAACAAGGACAGCAACAATCGCATGATCAGTTGGTCACATGTCATAAAGAAATTACAATCACGCACAATGGGTTGATTGAAGTGAGTTCCGATTCTGAGTCCGAAGATACTGAATCTGAGTCTGAGTCTGATTCTGAAACTGAATCTGGCGACTCCAAGTCCGAGTCCGAGTCCGAGCCCAACTGCGACAAGTGGTCCATTGGTGACGAAATTCACAATTCTGAGTCAATCTATGACCTAAATGACGCCACGAATCTGGATGACGTTGGTTCATCATCAAAGAAAATTATTTCTCTCAACCAGCGTGCATTGGGTGACGAACATGCGGACCATGATGCAGACGACTCGTCCGCGTCATCTTCGGAACCCGAAGAACCCGAAGAACCCGAAGAACCAGAAGAACTTGTTCCCGAATTTGAAGTGAAAATCGGCTACAAATCAACGGGTGATGCCCAAGGGGGGAAGACCGTGCAGTTGAATTATGGCAACATGTCGGTTTCGGCGTTGCGTCAATTGGCGAAAGAGCGCGGATTGGGTGGCGAGGACGGCGATCTGCAAAAACTCAAAAAGAAGGATCTTGTGCAGCTATTGCAATGAAACCGGCTATTGCAATGAAACCGGCTATTGCAATGAAACCCAATGAAACCATTTAAAGAATGACGCATACGTATTGGTATACATCATTACGTTTATTCCGGGTTTTCTCTCGTTGTAATGAAACACATTTTGGAATATGTATGGATAGATGCCGTCGGTGGCGTGCGGAGCAAGACCCGGGTTGCGGCCATTGACGGGTTTACCCAGGATCGCTTCATATCCGACGCCAAACGCTGGGAGTGGTCGTTTGACGGCTCATCCACCGGGCAAGCAATCGGAACCGACAGCGACGTCATCATTCGCCCCGTTGCCGTGTATCATAATCCATTCCATTGTAACGGCGTCACGCCTTCATGGTTGGTTTTATGCGACGCGTACGACAAGGACGGCACAACGCCGCACGCCACAAATGCTCGCGTTAAGTGCGCGCAAACCGAGGCCGCATGCTTAACCGACGAGCCCCTGTTCGGCATTGAGCAGGAATACGTTATCTATGATCGCAGCAAGGAGGTTCCATACCAATGGGCCAGCGTAAGTGACCCCGGGTGCGGGGGTCCGGGTCCGTATTACTGCGGTGTGGGCGGCGACCGCTGCTTCGGTCGGAAAATTGCGGACCAGCACTTGCAGGCGTGCTTGCACGCGGGCATTGAAATTTGCGGCACCAATGCGGAAGTCACTGCCTCGCAGTGGGAATTCCAGATCGGGCCGCTGCCGGCAACCCAGGTGTCGGACCAGCTGTGGATGGCGCGTTACATCCTGCAGCGCATCACGGAAGAACACGAGTGCAGCGTGACGTTTCACCCCAAACCAATGCGCCGGTGGAACGGGTCGGGCGGACACACCAATTTTAGCACGGGGGCGATGAGGACGCCGTCAAAACATGCGATGAATGCAATCAAAAGCGCGTGCACCAAATTGCAGGCAAACCATGCCGAGCACATGGCGGTGTACGGCGAAGATAATGCTGAGCGCATGACGGGATTACACGAAACCAGCTCCATGCACGAGTGCACGTGGGGCGTCAGCGACCGCGGGCGCAGCATTCGCATTCCGCGCCACGTTGCAAATCAGGGGCACGGCTATTTAGAAGACCGGCGCCCAGCGGCCAATTTGGACCCGTACATCGTCACCGAACACATCATGCGCACTTGTTGTTTGGATGAAACGAGAGAAATTCAATAAATCAGGTTTTCATACTCAAAATGCAATCATCCGGGATCAAAAAAAATTAAACACTACGGAAACCCTAAAAAAAATATAATATCATTAGTATACAAGCATTCTATTATCATTCTATTATCGTTATCAAATGAGCTGGGCTACTTGCTATGCCGGATCCGGATCCAACAACATCCATTTCAATTTCCCGCCGATCATGGCTGACGGGCGCAATTATGCCGACTGGCAGCCCGGCGCCGTTGTGAACGAGCGCATTAAGGAGCAAGCCGGCATTACATCAAACTCGCAATACCGCCAATATTTGACGCACAACGCCGTCCAGATCATGCAGGCCAATCAGGCAGAGGCGTGCAACCAATGCGGCAACTGCATGTACAGCACGAGCAACCCGCTTCAACCGCAGCGTAATATGCCCTTTGTGTTTACCAGCACGCTTGATAACAGCCAGCCGTTCGGCTATGAAAACAGCGATCTGAAGAATTACTACCTGTCGCGCCAACAACTGCAGGCGCGCATGATCGCGCCGGTAATTAGCCAGAGCGAGCTATTCATGCAGGGCTACCCCATGCCGAATTGAACCCTTATTTGTATTCACAACACTCCCTCCATGAAAATTCGGCAACAGACCCGTCGGTCCGTGCAATCATTGTCGTCAAACCACGTCCAACAACATTTTTCTGGATCAAAAAATGAGAGATTCCTGACCCTATTTTTTGATCCTTTTCTGGATGATTATTTATAAGTGCATTGAAAATATCCCAGTGAGGATGAGTGGGTTCAATCCGCCCACAGCCAATTGCATGGATCAAATAACTCACATATTCTCTGCGTGCCTTCTTTGTTCTGAACATAAATTCTCCCAATGAATATCCTTGGTTTGCCATCAACCAAACTACTGCGAGTAATAATAACGCAGACCATACCTTTATATTGTATTTTACATGTGAAAAGCGTGGGTATCACTTCATTTCTTTGCGGTTTCGTCCGTATTTGCAATACTGACGTTGCGAAAACCCGCGAGGGGCCCGACAGTTAATGCTTTTCTTATACTTCATTGACCATTTATTAGGTCGTTGTCGTCGTTGTCGCGTGACTGAATGCATTTTTTATGTGGGATGTGGGGCGATCCTATATTGATCCTACATTTATTTATTTTTATCGGTGCAAAAGCACCTAAACACATGCACCCCCAACAAGTATAAAAACACCCAAACCGCAAATACAATCAATACTCATGCCATCACCTGCAATGGCTTCATGCGATGGGATGTATGCCATCCCGACAACAGCAACAACAGCAACAACAGCAACGGCAACAACGGCAACAACGGCAACAACATTAAGAGTGCTCAGTATTGACGTGGGTATGAAGAACCTGGCGTATTGTTTGTTTGAATACGACCCACTTAAAATTGAAGCCGGGGGAATTAAAACTCCGGACTCTATAGTACAGCTGATGAATATCGTGGCCTGGGACACCGTGGATTTGTGCGATACAGGCGAGAAACCGGCCGTGACGGTGTGTTCCCGCGACGGTTGTAAATTTGCGGCGAGGTTCATGCACGGCGACGAGTATTATTGCATGCGACACGCGAATGCATCCGGGTATAAAATGCCACTGCCATCGCCATTAGGGACTACCAAAACCCTGAAAAAAATGACGCTTGAAGAATTGAAGGCATTTTCGGGCGAATATCTCTCTATTTCCATTCCTGAAAAGTGTGAAAAGAGTAAACTTAAACTACTACAACACTTGACGGATGCGTTGGCCGCCGAATATTTGGTTGCCGTGAGCACCAAACCGAAAGTGATTTCCGCGGCATCGCTTGATTTAATCACCATTGGGCGCAACATGCACCAACGGTTTGATGCGCTGCCGCACATTGCGACGGGCATTGACGTGGTCGTCATTGAAAACCAGCTGAGCACGCTGGCCACCCGCATGAAAACGCTGCAGGGCATGATCACGCAGTACTTTATCATGCGCGGGGTGCCGGACATTCGGTTCATATCGGCCACGAACAAGTTGAAGCTGTTTTCCAAAGATGGGGAAGACAAAGACAAAGACAAAGACAAAGACAAAGAAGTGAAAACCGACTATGCCGACCGGAAAAAACGCAGCATAGAAATCACGCGGTCATTGTTGCCAACTGGACTTGCCCGATTTAACGCGCACAAAAAGAAAGACGATTTGGCCGACTGCTTTCTGCAAGGTGTGTGGTGGTTATGGCATACTGTATAGTATAGGGCATATGGGTTTAAATGATGGCACAGCAGGTCTTATTATATTGCGTATGATTTAAACTTAAAAGATATAAATTAAACATAAGAATATACTACGATTGAACGACGGAATATTGCGGTAATGGAAGAAGTGATTGACATTTCGGATTTGCCCAGCGTGAAAAGCGGCGGAAAATCCACTAATTTTGGCGGCGGTCTTGAGTTCCTCATGAACGATAAGGTTAAAAATGGGAGCGGCAACAAGGGCGGTGGTAACGACATTGACATTGGTGACTTGAATGCGCTGGAAGCGGAATTAAACGAATTAAGCGATGTTGCTGTGCCGTCATCCTCTGCAAGCAAGTCTGTTTTTTTCAGCGGGATTGGCGCTGGGGGCGGGTCTAGTAACAACAACAACAACAGCAATAGCGGCAACCACAGTGTTTCATTCAAGGATGACCCAATTGAGTTGGGTGGCAGCAGCAGCAATGGCAATAGCAGTAGCAGTAGCAGTAGCAGTAGCAGTAGCAGTAGCAGTAGCAGCGGTTTCAATTTAGGCAGTTCAACCGCATCCGCTGTTGACGACAAACCCACATGGGATGGTTTTGGGAAATTCAACAACGTGCCGCTCAATCCGGACGCCCCCGTGACCGACGCCCAGCCACAAATGACCAAGGAAGAGCTGCTGCGCGAGAAGTTCAAATACCTGCGCAAGCTGGAAGATTTGGAGCAAAAAGGCATCACGCTCACGAAGAAGTACTCTATGGAGTCGTCATTGGCGGAAATGAAGGGCGAATACGAGACGCATCTGGAGGAGCGCGAGCGGCGCAACAGCGTGAAATTCCAGGGAAAAATGCTGATGTCCGTCATTACCGGAATTGAGTATTTGAACAACAAGTTTGACCCCTTTGACTTGAAGCTGGACGGTTGGAGCGAGCAAGTCAACGAGAACATTGACGACTACGACGAGATTTTCTCGGAGCTGCACGACAAGTACAAGTCCAAGGCCAAGATGGCGCCCGAATTGAAGCTGCTGTTCCAACTGGGCGGCAGCGCCATCATGCTGCACATGACCAACACCATGTTTAAATCGGCCATGCCGGGCATGGACGACATCATGCGCCAGAACCCGGAACTCATGCAGCAGTTCACGGCGGCTGCAGTGAATTCCATGTCGCAGAACCGCCCTGGGTTCGGCAACTTCATGGGGGATTTGATGGGCTCGGGGCCTCAAGGCCCCCAACAGCCTCCTCCTTCTCAAGCTCCAAGACAAGCGCCGCCCTACATTCCGAATCAGAGACCACCACCGCCTCCGGTTCCCACCAGCGTGCGTGACCCCAATTCGGATGCGGGGACGCCGTTCCGATCGGGTAATAACACCGCCGCGCCTCCTAGTCGTCCGGATTTGACTGCCGCGCGCAACATGGGACCCAGTGAGCCGATCACGGTATCCAAACGTCCGGATATGCGTGGTCCTACTGACATTTCCAACATTTTATCGGGCCTGAAAACCAAAACCATTCCGTTGCAACAACCTCCATCAGGACCATCCATTCCAACAATGCCGCCGGCCCAGCCGAGTGAAGACAAGACGAGCACCATCAGCATTTCCGATTTGAAGGAGCTGCAGAATGACAATCTGCCGCACAAGAGCAAGCGCCGTCAACGTTCGGATAAAAACACGGTGAGCTTAGCACTTGACATTTAGCGTAATTGCGCGAATTCGTTGATTATGTTGCATTTAAATGGATAAACAATATAAATAGATTTTGAAACATTTATTTATATTTTTATTTTAAATTTATGATGGACAAGTTTGTGATGACATGTGATAAGGACTCAGTGTATTTGAGTCGTGATAAATCAAGCCATATGTATTTAATTGAATTCAAATCTAAAAATCCAAAAATACGAATGGATACAATGATGACATTTGGTATTTACAAATTGATTTATGAACTGAACAAGGACATATTTGTAGCGTATCACATTGCATACCCGGATCCGGCGGATCCGTCGCATGCAGAGCTAATGTTCATTTTCAAGAGTGCAATGGGACTGGGCGAGAGATACACGCACGTGCACGCACACATGCCGCATTTATTGGAACCAAGAGTGGAAGGACAGGGGTATGTCGTTCATATTCACAGCACAAATGTTCCTGAAAACGGACCGTCTTTACTGCGGCATTTAATTCCCAAGCGCGCGGAACAAATTGATTCGGACAATTCTAATATCACAATTCAAGTGCAGTCGGACGGACACGGTATTCAGTTTTATTACAAATTTAAGTTGCAACTGTCCAAACCGGGCGATGTCATTACCATTCCACCATTTGTGGAAAAGGCTATTGGCATCTTAATGAAAACCATATTTGTACGACTGAAACAGTTCATTGAATGCATCGGATAATCTGCGGTGCGATCTTTATTTGCCGCCGCGTTTATAAAATGCTAAATAACACAGCAAGCCAATTCCCAACATGGCGCCCACAACAATTACTGGTCGTGTTTCAGACCGATTGTGGTCGGTGCATGACGTGCAAGTCATTTTTTAATTTGTATTTATATACGCGTTGATTGGATGTGTATATAAATACTTACTATTTTATTTAATTAATATCAGTTTATTTTCTTCGCCTGGTGGATTTTGTTGATTTTGTTGACTTTACAAAAGGCATTGTTTTTTTAGTTGACGTTCGTTTATTTTGATTATTATGTCGTTTGTGAGTTGCGATGCATTTGGAGTTTCGTTTTGTGCGCCGTCTGCCACCTACAAATACGACTGTTTTGTCAATTTGGATCTTTGCAATATCACCTTGTTCAAACTCAAACTCATACCTATGTTTTTTAGGAAACCGGTTTTCCAACGCATAATGTATTTCTGACCTTGATAGTTTGTCGTAACGTAGCTGGGCACCACGAGCGCCACTGTATCCAAACCATTTCCATCTTTTATGATTGAAACTAGTCAAATCGGTCCATTGAATTTCGTGAGATTTTGAAACATAATCATTTTGCAATGTTCCAATATTGAAAAAATATTCAATAGTAATAATATCATTTTTTAGACGATTGATTGTAAAATGTGCTCCAAGGACCAGATACCCTCCAAATAAATCAATAAATTTTTTAACTAGTTTTTCACGTATGTCCGGTTGTAAAGTTATTATATCCATCGCGTTGAAAATGTAATAAAAACTATCCCAATTCTGACAATTGCCTTCGCATAATTTTATTATTAACTTCTTAATTTTTGCTTCAACAAATTCAACAAATTCAACAAATGGCTCAGTTGCAATTGAACGCACTAACTCAGTATACATATACGAAGGTTTAACGCCGCATGGTTTGTCAACCGAGTATAGTTCACTCGTCGTTAAACGATCACACCCTAATCTAGAAACAACAAACTTCACAATATTATCATCTGAAATAGTATCATTAATTATTACTTCTTTTAGGCCTCTAAAATCATGACTGTATGACAATAATGTTAGGCCTTCGCCGGCTGCTGTTGCTTCGGCTGCATTTGGATTTACTGCAGTTGCTTTGGTTGATGTTGCTTCGGTTGCTTCGGCTGCTGTTGCTGGGGCTGCTGTTGCTTCAGCTACCTCTGGTGCCGCTGCTTTTACCTCTTCGGCTGTTGCTGTTGCTGTTGCTGGGTCTTCGGCTGTTGCATTTGGATTTACTGCGGTTGCTTCGGCTGCTGTTGCCACTGCTTTTGAGTTTTCATTAACTTTTAATATTCCATTGATGATTCCTTCACTATGATCGTCGGTTGATTCTTGCCTTGCAATAATTGTGGCTTCACCCGCACTTTTAATAGAAACATTACCATCAGGTGTGATGCTTGCAACATCCGGATTTATGCTTTCATAAGTAAATGCACCCGTGCTTGTGGATTTAGGTGGATCTATATTAAAATCCGGGTATCCAACCGTTTTTTCGGGAACAATCCATTTTTCATATTTTGGATCATTTGGATCATTCACAACCAATAATAATGTTTTAAATTCACCAGCTTGAAAATCACCATATGGTGCTTGTGTCGCGGTTATAGTAGTATCGCCAGCACGACGAATATTCACGTGACCATTTGAAGTAATAGTTGCTACGGTGGGGGTAGCGCTTTCAAACCTAAATGTTCCTTGGCTATTAGTTTCCGGTTTAGGAATCTCAAATGGTTTGTCACCTAATTCTTTAACAATTACGTCGTCCCAAACACGAATCAGCATTGGTTTTGGTTTTCTTGTTGCGTTTGTAGCCATATCCACAACGATTCTTGTAGCTGCATCAATTGCATCAACCGTATGTTTGATTTCTGCTGCAGTGTTTCTCATTACTTGCGCTTGGGCCTCTTCGGCTGCCGTTGCTCTTAGTGCTTTTGCTTTGGCTGCCGTTGCTCTTAGTGCTTTTGCCGTTACTGCCTGTTCAATTTGTTTTGCAGGTACACCATGTGGAAAACTAAACGAGGGATAGTCTGTGTCGTTTTTATATACAAACATAATTCGTTTGGTAGGAACTGTGGATAATACTGGTTTCCATCCATCAGGCATTTGTAGTTTGTTAGTTATACTATATAGAATTTGTTGTATTTTAGGTTCAAGTTGAACAGGAACCTTATTGTATTTTTCGGGTACAACTTCAACAGAAGCCGTCGGCCTGAATAATATTATCCTTGAGTGACTGTCACCAGTAACACTATTTAATATAACGTCATAATCATCTATTTCTGCGATTACTATTAAATCTTTAGTAACATCGGGTTGAGCTTTGGTATCCGCCGCTGCTTTTGCTGCGGCTGCTGCTTTTGCATCGGCTGCTGCTTTTGCTGCGGCTGCTGCCTTTGCTTCGGCTGCTGCTTTTGCTTCGGCTGCTGCTTTTGCTTCAGCTGCTGCTTTTGCATCGGCTGCTGCTTTTGCTTCGGCTGCTGCTTTTGCTTCGGCTGCTGCTTTTGCTTCGG